TATTGATCTGCAATGTTCTCAAAAGAATCTTCTGAAAAGTCACAACAAATGGCGATCACATCAAATTCAATTTCTTCACCAGTAGACTCTTCATACTCTTCTAAGTAGTTAAAAAGTATTCTTAGTGCTTGATAAGAAAAATTATCAGGGCGAATTTCGTGAAAATAGTCCCTGAATTCTGCAAAATAAACCATTGTTTTCATACTTCCACCTTTAAATTTTCTTGAATAAATGCCATTGCAGTGCAAATGTCATCCCAAATTTCGTCAAATTGTTCGTCACCCTCTGGGATTAGGTCTTCTCTATATGCTTCTAAAGCATCCCAAATGATTTCAATTTGTTGTTTTACATCGTGCATAGTTTGCCCCTTATGCTGCTTTTTGCTGAACTTGCATGAAATCAGCGTTTAGCCCCTGATAAATGCCAGCATCATTTCTCATTGGCATCACAACAACTAAAGCATCATTTCGCCCATTGTGAACAACACCAGAAGCATCACCCCTTTGAGCCAATGAGTAACATTTGTCCTTTTTGTCTCCGTAATACATTGCTAGAGCTTCATTTGCAGTGCATAGGTACTCTGGTTTGAAATATGAGGGTTTGATCTCTGCAAAGGCATCACGTGAGGGAATAACACGGGAAACATCGGGAAACCTTGCATCTATTGCTTGAAAACGGGAATTCCCAAGCACGTAATACCCTTTTGGCATTGAATCAATGGTTTCCAGCATCACCACTTCTGCTTTTTTATCTAGGCTTTTGATAACGTCACCAGGCACAATGATTTCAAACCCGTATGCTTCTGGTGCTTCTATAACGTCAATCGGGCATTGACCAGCAAACAGAATATGACCATTTGTGCCAGAAACCATTGCGATCTCTGGGTGATTGAATGAAATGCAAATGCCTTGCAAGTAATAACGAATGTCCTTTTTTGCAGAACATAGCAAAGCAGCACGAAGAACTGAGGTTTTGAGAGTGATTTTCATGAGTAACACCTATTAAGTTAAAAGAAAAAAGAAAAGAATCAGGGCAGCAATACGTCAAAGTATGCAAGCATGAGAGCCAAAGCACCACAAAAAAGAATGATGCCAAAAAGAGCTTCAAAGTAGATGGATTTCATGCTGCCACCTCTTTTTTTGTGCTAAGTGATAATCCAGAAACCCGATAGCACCCAGAGGGTGTTTCAATATCTACAGTGCCAAATGGATGCACTGCAATAATTTTACCCTCTACCAAACAGCCAAAAAGAGAGGTTTCAATCATTTTGCCAATGTGATGCTGTTGTTGCTTTGCCTTGATTGTGGCAAATGCTTTAATCAATCTTTGACTCATTGCAGATTCTCCAAAGTAGCAGATTGACAATCAAAGCCAAAGCCTAGAGCTTGAATGTGCTTGATTGTTTCCATTGTGAGAGTAGATGTGCCAGCGATCTTTGCAAAGAGCTTAGATTGATCGCACATAGGGTAGGCTTTGAGAGTGCCATAGACTGCTTTAATTTGTTTCATGTTGACACCTATTAAGAGTTAAGAAAAGAGAGGCTAAAAATCTACCCTCTCATATATATAGCATAAGAGAATCGTGCCAATAGGTAAAAAAGCCTTTAAAAACAACGCTAGTGGTTTACCCTATAAGTAGTTACCCTTAGAACCTGAGTATTCATTTGATTTTGTAGCCACAATTAGAAAAGAAAATAAAGGGATAACCCAGCACAAGGGCTTCAAATGTCATAAGGGATAGATAAGGTGAACACATAGGATAGACAAGGGATAGAGACAAGGTAAGGTCATTGATAAGCATTGACACAAAACAACATAGAGAAACCTTTTACAGACCGATACAACAACACCCATTACGCTAGTGAGACAAGATGCGAATGCGAATCATTCTCATTTGCGTTACTGTATGGATAGACAGTAAGGTTTACCCTCATAGGGTTTCTACCTATGGGTTTACCCTTAAGGGTTAGTACGTAAGGGTAGGGTTTACCCCCCCCCATTGAGTAAATCGGAGGGGGTGCTGTGACAGGGGACATAAACACACATCAACTACACACTTAATCCATACACCCCCTACCCCCTCCCTCCAACTACAAAAGAACCCTCCAAAAAATTTTTTTATAGTTTAGAATTTGTAGACATTAAATCAAGGAGTAGATATGGCAGGATTTCCGATGAGGAGAGCGTTGGAGAAGAAGATAGAAGAGCTTGGAGGGATAGAGTTCGTGACAGCACACATTAGTCAAGGAATGACCATAGGACGCTTGGCTGAGTTCATTGAGTGTTCTAGGCCAATGCTTTCTTTCTGGATAAACCATACTGATGAGCGTAGAGATGCGGTACTTGGGGCTAGAAAGCTAAAGGCTGAGAAACTGGCAGAAGAGGCTCTAGAGATTGCAGATGAAGCAGATGAGACAAGTAACAGTGGAGTCAATAAGGCCAGGTTGCAAGTAGACACCCGTAAGTGGATGGCAAGTAAGCTTGACCCTGAGAACTACGGAGACACTGCTAAAACCCAAGTCAATATCTCTTTGGGTGATCTACACCTACAAGCTCTTAAACACATGGGTAAGGTAGAGGCTGCCACCATTACCTTGGAAAACAATGGCTAACCCGTTTATTGAGTTCATTACCCTATATCGGAATGACCCTGTTCTGTTCGTCAAAGAAGTCCTAGGAGTAGAGCCTGATGATTGGCAGAAGGACTTTCTTAACGCTGTAGCTACTGGTGAAAGGAAGATTAGTATTCGTTCTGGTCACGGGGTGGGTAAGTCAACCACTGCTTCTTGGGCGATGCTATGGTTCCTGTTAACTAGATACCCCGTTAAGGTAGTGGTAACTGCCCCTACTTCTGCCCAACTTTATGACGCTTTGTTTGCCGAACTAAAGAGGTGGGTCAAAGAACTACCCAAACCGATTCAGGACTTACTTGATGTCAAACAAGAGAGGATAGAACTCAAGGCTTCCGCTACCGAGGCTTTTATCTCTGCTCGAACATCCCGTGCTGAACAACCTGAAGCCCTACAAGGTGTTCACTCTGAGAACGTCATGTTGGTTGCTGATGAGGCTTCTGGTGTTCCCGAGGCAGTATTTGAGGCCGCTGCGGGTTCTATGTCAGGACACAATGCTTTGACCATCCTGTTGGGCAACCCTGTCAGGTCTTCTGGCTTCTTCTTTGACACACATAATCGGTTAAAAGATGAGTGGTGGACAAAGAGAGTATCCTGTATTGACTCTACTAGGGTTAGTAAAGAGTACGTAGAAGACATGAAATCCCGTTATGGCGAGGAAAGTAATGCCTATCGGATCAGGGTTCTGGGTGAGTTTCCAAGGAGCGATGATGACACAATTATTCCTATGGAGTTGCTTGAGTCTGCTAAACACAGGGATACAAGAGCTTATGAAGACGCTCCGATCATTTGGGGACTCGATGTGGCTCGTTTTGGCTCCGATTCTTCAGTTCTATGTAAACGTCAGTCTAATGTTGTACACACTCTTGAGAGGTGGAGGAACCTGGATCTGATGCAGTTAACAGGTGCGGTAGTGGCCCAGTACGAAGCTTGTGACCATAAGAGTAGACCTACAGAGATACTGGTTGACTCTATTGGCCTTGGTGCTGGTGTTGTTGACCGATTAAGAGAACTAAAGTTGCCGTGCCGAGGTATCAACGTGTCAGAAAGCCCCGCTATGGGTGGGACGTATCTCAACCTAAGAGCTGAGTTATGGCATAAAACCAAGGCTTGGCTAGAGAAGAGGGACTGCAAGATACCAAACAATGAAGATTTCATTGCTGAACTGGCGACTGTAAGGTACACCTTTACCTCCAATGGCAAGATAAAGATTGAATCCAAAGATGATATTCGTAGACGGGGCTTGAAATCTCCTGACATGGCTGACGCATTTGTCTTGACATTTGCCTCAGATGCCGCCACCATCTCATGGGGGTCTAACAATACTTGGAGTAAACCGATTAAAAGGTTGATCCGAGGCTTGGTCTGATTGCCGTTGCCATTGAGAGAGTTTAGAGCTACCCTAAAAAAGTAGCTCTTTTTTTTATTAGCACAATATGGTAGTATTACGCAACCTATATTGGAGATTCCTATGAAAATGGATGAAGCCGCCAACAAGATTGGCAAGGTAATGGGCGAATATAAGCGAGGAAAGCTCAAGTCTTCCTCTGGTGACAAGGTTAAATCCCGTGACCAAGCTGTCGCTATCGCAATGAGCGAAGCTCGTTCTATGCCAAAACGTGGCGGTAGAACTGCAACCAATCGGAGCAAGAAATGAAAGCTGGACTTTATGCAAATATCAATGCTAAACAAGAACGAATTAAAGCTGGCTCTAAAGAAAAGATGCGAAAGCCTGGCACTAAGGGCGCTCCTACTGCTAAAGACTTTAAACAAGCGGCTAAGACTGCTAAAAAGAAATGATTAAACGTGGGTCAGAAGAATTCTCTGGTTATAACAAACCAAAGAGGACTCCTGGTCATCCAGAGAAAAGCCATGCAGTATTGGCTAAGTCTGGTGATGAAGTAAAGTTGATCCGTTTTGGTCAACAAGGTGTTTCTGGTAGTCCTGATGGAACTAAAAGAAACGAAGCGTTTAAAGCCCGTCACGCTCAGAACATTGCAAAAGGCAAAATGAGTGCTGCATATTGGGCAAACAAAGTTAAATGGTGAAAATATGAACTGCCCTATTGCTACTTATGACATCAAGGTCAATCTAAAAGCCCGTGATTGGGCATTTAAGAATGTTGGCTATGGTCCTGCTAACCCAGATGAAGACAATATAGACTTCTGGATGAAAAGAGCAGATGAGTGGCAAACTCCTGTTGAAGAAGCCAAGACCATGCGTTGTGGTAACTGCGCTGCCTTTATTCAGACTCCAGAAATGGAAGCCTGTATCCTAAAAGGTATAGATGAAGAGACTGATGGCTATGCCAGAGATGTCCAAGGTGCGGCTAATCTTGGTTACTGCGAACTGTTTGATTTTAAGTGCGCTGGCGCACGTACCTGTTCAGCATGGTTATCTGGTGGCCCTATCACTAAGAAGATGTCTAAAAGCCAATCTAATATGCTGATGATGGCTAAAACAGAATACAACATGGAAGATGAGGAAGATTAAATGGAAGCCTTATTAGCATCTTTTCTTGAGTCGCTGATGCCATCAGCAGTTGGTGGCTCAGAAGCCGTTATTGGCGGTGGTGCGGCTCCAATGTCTTTTGGAGATACTCTTGGTGGCTTTGCACAAAATCAGTTTGGTCAGCAAATAGCTCCAACAATGGAAGCTTATAAAACATTTACCAACCCAAACTCCACAATGGGTGACATGGCTAACTCAGCATTCAAGTATTCCTTTAATCCAAAGGAAGATGAAAAATCATTAATGACATCCCAGATGGGTGGTTATGGTGGTGGCATGGCCTCAAATTATGTTGGTGGCATTCCATCACTATTGCAGAATACTGGATCTGGCATCCTCCCTTATATCGGTTCACGATAAGGAAATATATGAATAAAGAAAATCCCATGTTGATGGCAGAAACCTTGCAAGGTGAGATGCAAGATGATGAGGTAATGTCTGAAGAAGAACTTCAAGGCGTTATTTCTGGTGAAATTTATGACGCTATTTCTTTCATTGATGATGACATTGGTCACAACCGAGCATTAGCTACTGAATACTATTATGGCTTGCCTTTTGGTAATGAAGAAGATGGTCGTTCACAAGTAGTATCAATGGATGTGCGGGATACTGTACAAGGCATATTACCAAGCTTAATGCGTATTTTCTTTGGTCCAGAGCGTGTGGTTGAGTTTGCTCCCCAAGGACCAGAAGACATCGCCTCTGCCGAACAAGCCACAGACTATGTTGACTTTATTTTTAAGCGTGATAACCCAGGCTTTAAGATTTTGCACTCAGCATTTAAAGATGCTTTGGTTCGCAAGGTAGGCATTGTTAAGTACTGGTGGGATGAGTCTGTAGAAGTTAAGGCAGAGTCTTTCTCTATGCTTGATGAACAGACAATGATGTTCTTGACTCAAGACCCAGACATTGAGATTTCTGCGGTTCGTGAGTACCCTATTGCGGGTATGGCAGAACAGAATCTTGCCCAAGGCATTATGACTCCACCTCCTATGATGTACGATGTGGAGATCAAGCGCAGAGTTAAATCTGGCAAGGTAAAAATTGAGGCATTGCCACCAGAAGAATTCTTGATTGACCGCAGAGCAAAGTCCATTGATGAGGCTACCTTTGTAGGCCACAGGACTATGAAGACTGTTTCCGATCTAGTCGCAATGGGTTATGACTACGATGAAATGGTTGAAGTCGCTGGCAATGGTAACGACTTTGACAACAACGAAGAGTACATGGCTCGTAATCCGTTTGCTGTTATCAGTACTGCAAACAATGGTGATCCATCAAGCAAGAGTGTTCTCTACATTGAAGGCTACTTAAAGGTAGACTTTGATGGCGATGGCATTGCTGAAATGCGTAGGATTTGCACAGTTGGTACTGGCAATAAAGTTCTACGCAATGAGATTGTTGCTGAACGTCAATTTGCTGACTTCTGTCCTGATCCCGAACCCCATACCTTTTTTGGTATGTGTCCTGCTGATGTAGTCATGGACATTCAGCGAATCAAGTCAAATGTCCAACGTGGCATCCTAGACTCTTTGGCTCAAGCTATCAATCCTCGCACAGCGATTGTTGAGGGACAGGCCAACATGGATGATGTGTTGAATACTGAAGTTGGTGCTGTTATTCGCATGAGAGCGCCAGGTATGGTGCAACCATTTACAACTCCATTTGTTGGTCAAGCCGCATTCCCAATGCTTGACTACTTGGATGACATTAAACAGACCCGTACAGGCATTTCTAAAGCCGCAGCAGGGCTAGATGCAGACGCATTGCAAAGCACTACCAAAGCCGCTGTTTCTGCGACTGTCAATGCCGCCCATCAGCACATTGAGATGATTGCCAGAACCTTTGCTGAAACAGGTTTGCGTAAATTGTTTACTGGTGTTTTGAAGCTCGTTATTGAGAATCAAGATAAAGAGCGAATGATTAGATTGCGTAATACATTCGTGCCTATTGACCCCCGTTCTTGGGATGCCAATATGGATGTAATCGTTAATGTCGGTGTTGGCGATGGAACTCTTGAAGACAGAATTAATATATTGAATCAAGTGGCAATGCGTCAGGAAATGCTGATTAAAGAAACTGGCCCTAATAACCCTGTTGTAACAATACCACAGTATACAAATACGCTAACTAAGTTATTGCAGTTGGCGGGTATTAAAGATTCTCAGAATTACTTTAATCAATTACCACCTGACTTCCAGTTGCCCCCACCTCCAGAGCCAAAGGCTACACCAGAGGAGATGTTGGCTCAAGTACAGGCACAATCTATTCAAGCTGATATTCAAAAGAAAGCCGCTGAACTGCAATTAGATCGTGAAAAAATGATTATGTCTGATGATCGTGAAAGAGATCGTATTGAACAAGATGGTATTTTGCGCAGATATGAGCTAGAATTGAAATATGGTGTACAAATTCAAAGTGCGGAAATAGAAGCCGCAATGAATAAAGACCGAGAATTAATCCGTCAACAAGCTGCAATGAGCAATCAACAGCCCCAACCAATG